AGACCAAAAATTCACAAAACTGAAATATACGGTATAATTAAACAAATTGCCGATATTATCAAGGCGCCAGCTCCAGCTCCAGTTGTTCCAGTACCAGCTCCAGCTCCAGCCCCAGTACCAGCCCCAGCTCCAGCTCCAGTTAAGAAAGCCCCGGCACCAGCTCCAGCCCCAGCACCAGCCCCAGCACCAGCTAAGAAAGCTGCTACACCAAAGAAAACAGCGGCTAAAAAAGCTGCTACACCAAAGAAAGCGTCAACTAAAAAGTAGGCTGCATCTGCATAGGTACCGGTTGCGAAACTTTACGATTTAGTAAATAATAACCACCACCCATAAACATTAAAAATATAAAAAGGTATATTAGCGGAATCTTTTTTCTTTTTTCCTTTTCCATTTTTTCGATATCATTCTTATCTGGAAGTTTCTCAACATTTATATTGAGTTCATCTATCTTCCCGATAAGTTTATGCAACGCCTCTAGAATTTGAACTTCTCTATTTACCGGTTTCTCTTTTACATCTATAGTTGTTACTTCAAGGACTAGGTACCATTCTGCATCGGGTTGTAAAGTAACGTAATCTGTATCTTCCTGATACTCGTATAATTTAAAATTTAGTTTTTGTATAGATATTGGATTAAATAAATTTGTTTGTCTTTGGAACCCTTTCCATTGTTTATCCCTTATGATTGTATGCGCACCATGATTATAATGTCTTTCTAATGGTACACGTGCTAAAATTTGCCCGTGTCTTTCATCGAGTATTTGTGCTCTTTTTGGTATATCTTCACACACGATATCGACGTATTTTGCAACACTACTCACATACGTATCACTGTTGGGGTTATTCTGACCAATTTGCGTGATATAAAAATCAACTGGTTTTAGACCGCATACCTGTGACATTTCTTCTAAATGTAAATTTGATTCGAGTGTTAAATCGATCGAAAATGTATTGTTTGAACCATTTACATATTTTGAATCAATTATTATGTACTGTACTTTTTTGGGTAACTCCTGGAGTGAAACCATCTTGTATTTACAATATAAAAAAATAAATGTAAATAATAGCATGTTTTCATTCTATTCAAGCATATCTCGCTTGTTGGGTTCGAACTCAAAAAAACTAAACACTACAGAGTCGTATACATCGCTTTATCCTAATACTAAGATGAAAGAAAACGTGTATACGGATATGATGTTATCACCAGATTTTTCAAAGGATAAGATTATATCAAAAAATGATGTAGGTGAAGTTATTATTTTAGAATATTCCAAGCATGACAAAACATTTAGAGATTATAGACCTAAGTTTTTTAAATATAAATAAAGAATTAACAATTTTAACATATAAATGATATGGACTACATGCACTTACACACTTACGACTACAAACTCGCTTTCTGTCAAGCGACAAATGAACTCTGTGAAGACGTTCAAAGGCTTATATGGGAAAAATCCCAAAAATATGAACACGAAAATCTCGTGTGTCCAGGAGCCCCACGAAAAGGGGGGAGAAATACACGATTCGCAGAAGAAAGACTCCAAACGTTGGTTAAAAAATGGAGGGATAAATGGGGAGAACCAACTGTATAATCGTATGAAAATACTGGCTTATGAAGAGTTTTCTCACAAAGATTTTAACCGTGAAGAGTACGATTCGTATTCATTGGTTTTATATAGAACAATGTTAAACGAATTAGAATACGAAAGACGTAATTTGAAATATACAACTCTTTTTGGTGATAAATGGAGACATTTATCAAAAAATAAGGATCCGTTTTTATACAATAAAAAAATAAACGATATACAGGATCGTATAAACGAATCGATCGGAAGATGTGAAGAGTTTCTCGAAAAAGAAAGAGAATTTAAAAAAAAATATTTTAGTGACGAAAATATCAATCTCGATATAATATAATAGATACTTAATGAATAAATTGTAATGTAATATAATAAATGTTAAGCATAATAAACCCTGGTACTAAAACACTTAGAATTTCGTGTCCCACTCGAAGAAAAGAGGGTATAGCCGAGTATGAACAAATAAAAACTAAAATCAAAAAAACAACTCTACGGTACGGTGCGGCGGTTTCGACGTACCATTTTATTTTCCATACACCCGTCGACGGTATATCTGCGAGTCTTGGTACTATAGCTTCGTGTATATACGTAGACTCACTTTCTAATTATGTTGATAATATTGAAAGATTACCGGGTTTAAATAAAAGATTGTTAGTACCCACATTTCTTGCTTTAGGAGAATCAATGTGGAATTCAATGAACTTACCTTTTGATTTTAATATGGGTGCAACACTTTTTGGATTCTTAGCATATAAAATGGCTTTTTATCAGATAGTTGCCGAAGAATTATTAATGAACGATGAAGACCTAAGTGAACTTGATGAAATGTAAAAATCAAAAAAACAAATAAACAAACAAAAAAATGTCCTTATTTTTTAATCTTTTAAAAAAACACACTGAGATCGTTGAACTCAAAGATATGAATGATGTCATGTCTAGTGCATTGGGTTTATTCGAACCTATTGATGTTGAGGTTTTTGCACTTAAACCCAAAGATGATTTTCCGGCCGAACTTGGTGATAATAAGTATCTCGGTTATGTATGTTTGAGTAAAGTGGGTGATAGAACGGATATTCGAATGGTTCAATTTTATCACGAAAATAAGGGGTGTGAGGAAATTACATTACCTTTTCTAAATATGCTTGTGGATAAATTATCACCTAAAGTTGGAACAGTGATAGATTATAAGGAAATGATAATTGTACCTTATGTTATCAGATCAGAAAGACGCATGTGGACTAAATACATGAAAAGGTATTTTGAAGATATCGAATCTGGTGAAAAGTTTTACTTAAAAAATAAAATACCCGAAAACGTTGATTGGGAATGTCTTTTACAAACGTTACCACGAACAAAGATGGAAATTTAATCATACTTAAAAAATATAGACCTTTTAATGATATAACAAAATGACTAATAACCTTACACACGAACTTTTAAAAAACTGTACCTCACTCGTTAAACTTTCCCACCTTAATGATTTATGTAGTAATTTGAATAATAAAAGCTGTGACGTTTATGCCTTACGCGCAGAATTCGGATACCCCGAACACCTTATTCCGGATAGTAACAAAAATTATATCGCTTACATGGGAGTTTCTAAGAAAAAGATTGAAACGACTTACGGACAAGCTCATTTCATTACGTTTTGTTTTGAACCTAAAATGAACGTTTGTGAGTCACCGGTAGGCGTTTTGGAACACATGTACGATATTTACGTAGAAGAAACTATCGAAAGTCTTTATAGAAATAAATATAGAGAAGGTGAAAATTATACCATTGAACTTTTCCCTTCTAAAATCGAATACAAAGATATTGGTTATTGGAGATGGTTATTTCAAGAAGATTGGGGTATTTCCGATAAAATTTCGATGGATGACTTTATCGATGATTATGAAATTAAGAGCCATGTAAACTGGGACAATCTTTATGACATTCTTCCCGATAATATTGACGATGTACGAACTGAAAGTGACGACGAAAGCGATGACGAAAGTGAAATGCTTTCTGAATCCGATACCGAAATTGAAGAAGGTGAAATTGTGAGTGATTCTGAGACCTAAGTCGATTCGGTAAAATATAAAAAATAAAAAATAAATGAGACCAAACTGTCCCTACCAGAACTGTTATTGTAGAGCTGGTAAGAACGGATTCTGCTTAAAACACAAAGAAATCGGTGAAGTAATCGAAGCTTTAATACTTTTGAAACATGGCGACAACACGAGAAAAGTATCCAGAACTCTACGCAATGAATAAGCACCTAGTTCAAACATATAAAGAAAGAGACCATTGGAAAGAACAGTTTCTTTTTCTCAAAGACGAATTTGATCTTTTCAAGGCGCAACAAAAGAATTGCGAAACCCCTAAGAAAACGTCAAAACGCGTGAGTGTTACTAAAAGAAGGAACGTAACACAGACGATTCGAAACTATGCTATTGCATCTCGATGTAAAGAGATAGGCATTAAGAATGTCTATACATACAAAAAACTTTTACGTATCGATCCGTGTGTTTCGAATGAGACTGAATTTTACAAGTCGTATCTAGACGAATTTCATTTAAAAAATAGCACATTGTAATATATAACCATGACAAGTACTACACTCCAAAAAATCATGAGTTTAGTTGATAATCACTCAGATGAAATACCTGAAGGTGATTATTTAGAAATTTGTAATACACTTCGAGATATTTCTAGAAATAATCGACGTGTTCGTATTTTACCACCCCGATTAAGAGAAAACCCTTTAGATACTATAATTAGTCGATGTATGGTCCTTGTTCGTGAACGAAAAACAATAAAAAGAGGATTAAACACGTGTAAAAAAAGATATCGTTTAACGAGAAGTGTTAAAAAAGAGGCGTTAGATGCCTATTGTTACGCTTTACAATTACCAATTTGTGAAACTTTAGAAGAATTACAAGAACTTGGATACGCGGGTAATTCGGATGAGTTTTTTACGGAATATTTACGTTTTACGAACGAATTTAGACAGGGTCAGAGAGAAAGATTTATACGTAATCTCGATTCCATTGAAAATGAAATGGAAACTATACGTTCTTTTATGCGTGTAAATCAGGGTATTATAAACTCTTTTTACGAAATAAATCTAGACGTAAGCAACCTAAGTTGATTTATATTTTTTTATTTTTTAAAATATCAAAATGGAGCATCTTACTAATTTAATGCGTTTGATCGATTTAAACTCTGATAATGTATCCGAGGGTCATTATTTAGAGATGTGTAATTCTATAAAACAAATTCACGATATTATTGTACCATCGAATTCAAATTATGATGAAACCGAATCTGATTCTGACGACGATGATACTAGAAGATTTATGTTGAGAGAAGTAATGTCTGATAATACCCACGA